TCACACCTTCTTTCCTAAAAGATGAAAGGAGCTTACCATTTGCGCGTCTCTCGAGGGAGATGCCAGCTTCAGCGCTTTCTTGACATTAAGGGATGGACTCACCTGGAATATGCAGAGAGAGCTGGACAATCCAGGCGGCTCGTATCTCATTGGTGCAGAGACGAGAGAACTATGAAGCCTGAAGATATGTACCAAGCTGAACTGATTCTGGGCGATGTCGGGTGCAGCATGCATAACATCTACATTTTAACAGTGAGCTGAAGTAGGCAGTTGCGGGCTTGTCCGCACTCCCTTGAGCGTTTGGGAGCAATATGCTCCCAAAATTCCGGCTATTTACCCCATTATAAGACAATATCCACGAATTAAATGTCGAATATTGTAAACGAATTGCAGGTAAAATCGTCCAGTTTCTACGCAGCGCTTCATTAAAATGCATTCCAACCCTCTGTAACAATTTGTCGAATTTACAGCTACCCAACACCCCGTCCTACTCCCACGGCCAAGATGTTTGCAGCGACAAACACCCGCGGCGCCCGCTTATCCCAGTCATAGGCCTTGACCTTGCCGCCAGCTAAAGCGTCTACACGAATGCGCCGCTGCGTGATCTTCCCGGCGCTGTCCAGATAGATGATCGTGATCGTTTGCCCGATGTGCTTGTCCTTCAACATTCTTGACACCCTCCTATGCGAACATATATTCTTATTATACACAAGAACACCTGTTCGTAAATAGTTTGAGGAAGGATGAAGAGTATGTTTGACCCTAAAATAGCGTTGAACCGTCACATAGCGCTGCTGGTCGCTCGGGATAACGCCGCGGAATACGTCGACTCCACGCGCGGCCTGAATCAAGCGATCGGCAAAGTGGTCGGCCAAGTAATCACGCACAAGCTGGCCGAGTCCAAACGTTCGATGCGGGATAATAAGATGTGGGTTGACGAGGTGCCGATCAGGGGGATGCGCTACCAGTATTCGTTCCAGGGAAGGCGTCACGAATACGAGGCGAGTCAGGCAGATATTGATTTGCATATAAAGATGGTTCTTAACAACTTCGAGCAAGTATTTAAGCAAGTCTGACGTAAAAAGAAGAAGCCCCGCTGGAATATATCCCGGCGGGGCTTTGACATTATCGGGTTGCCAGGATGAAGCCGAGCCACGACAGCTCAGATACCGTAAGCGTGCCGTCCTTCGCTTTCGCGATCCAGCTCGCATCGTTCAACTTGCCATCCTTGTGCAGCTTTTCCAATCCCGCGACGAGCGTGTCACGTTGATATTTCGTAAGTTCCAATTCGTCCACCTCCTCCTTCGCCGGCTGCGGTTGCGGTGCCAGAACATACTTGTCGTAAAACGATCGATCCATAGCATTCATATCGACGTTGCCTGAGATGCCTGTCACCTTGCCTGCGTCGCTGTATTGGAACGTTGCCCACCTATCCCACGTCGGGTTAGCCATCGGCTTATCGGTTTTATAGTGCGCGATCCATAGCGGCCACTTGCCGAGCTCCCTCGACTTATCCGTACCCAGGTATGTCTTCGCGAAGCTCGCGCCGGTGTAAATCATCGCCGGGTGCCCCGTGAGCCGTTCGACCTCCCGGAGGAACTTTATGCACCAAGTCGTGAGCGCGGCCGCGCCGACTTTCAACGCTTCGCCCTCGACATCCAACGCATGAGGGAAGTCTGCCTTGTACTGCTTCACGTTGCGGAAGAAGTTAGCGGCCTCCGTCTCCGGCGCATTGAGTTCGGGATGGGCGTAATGGTAAAAGCCGATTTTGATCCCAGCAGCGGCCGCGCCGGGCGCGTTAGACGATAGCTTAAGATCGATCTTGCTCGCGCCGTCCGTCGCCTTGATAAAGACGTACTTCACGCCATCCGCCGCAACCTTCTTCCAATCGATAGAGCCTTGCCAATGCGATACATCGATCCCCTTTACGTCACTCGCTTGTCTTGCTTGCATCTGCCTCGTCCACCCCTTGCCGGCGATCATCCGCCCTTTGGATTTTTGCTTGCAGTTCGCTCTCTACCATCTTCGACGCCCAGCCTGGTATAATCGCACCCCACCCGGCGCGCTCCGCATTGGCGGTTAAGGATTGCCATGTGTGGTAGATGAGCGCGAAGGTGATGCCGTAAAACAGTAGCCCCGGCGTTTCCAGCATCCTATCAAGTCCATTCGCGAGCACCGGGAACACGAGCAGATAAAGCGTCCTGTATACGCCACGCCGGCCATATTCCGACGAATACGTCTTGTCCTTGTGCGACGCGGCGATACCGGTAATCCAGTCCAGCAGAATGGCAACCAGCAGCACGCTGATCGGAGCGATCCGCCCGGTACCATAAAGGGCCTCAATCCACGGCCCCAAGCATGCGCCAATTGCCGCGACAACGGCTTTGCTAGTAGTAACGTCGAAAGCGAGTAACTGTCTATTCATTTGCTCCACCCCTTAAATAAAATAAGCCCCGCGCTTGGCAGGGCTTCACATACACCCTCTCTATACCCGATAATTGGAAAAAGAGGGAGGTGAAAAAATATGAAAATCGGATTGAATGCTGAACAGCTCTCGTACATTTTGCTTGAAGGCATCGACGCGGATAAGCAGATCTCGGCGTCTGCATTACGAGATGCTATAGCCAAAGCGATTGAGAAAAACAATGAGCAGCTCCTAAAGGATATCAAGTCACTTCTTTCTTAAGGGCGCCATTTCTTTTCGTCAGACCAGTTATCGCCCCAATTAATATAGGGGTCTACATCGTTCGGAACAACTGGAGCCGTCGATTCTTCGGCGGCTTCTTTCTTGTCTTCCTCCACTTTCATCACCTCACTTCGATTGGTTCACCATATCGTTGCCGTCCTGCGCCATTTGGTTAATTCGCTCCTGCAGATCGCGGAGCTGCTTCCGCTTCGTTGCTGCTGGTATCGTCATATCGGCTTCAATGTCGCGCATCTGCTTCCGCACGCCGCTCATGGCATCCGATACCTTACCCAGTTGCTTACGAAGGCCGTCGTTGTACCCGGCTGGCAGTTCCCCTTTGACTGGGAAGTCTGCCTTCGCCTGGTCAAGCTTGCCCTTCGAATCGTAGAATTTCTCGCTGATGTCGTTGCTGTACACGGGGTCGGTCGTTACCTGCTGCACCAGTGTGTTACCGACGCTTCCGCCTGGCGACAGCAGCGGCTGTCCCAGCTGTCCGAGAATACCTGTATACTGCTTGAATAGATAATCGAGCGCCTTCGGCGACGTGCCTGTCCATTCGCCGACCTTCTTCGCCACAATCGACGTTCGCGGATCGGACTGTAGCTCTGGCGATAGATTCTGGAGGTAACCCGGCACAATCGGCGCGCCTGCGAAGTTTTGGTTCGCCGCGACGTCCGCGATCGGCCCACCGACAGTATCGCCAACCGCTCCAAGAAGCCGGTCCGTTATACCACCTGACTTCAGCGCACCCTGCACGCCGGGTACAGTAAAGGTTGTGCGGACCTGATCCGCGAAGTCACGGAACGCGTCAGGGTCTTGGTGCGCGAATACCTGAAGCAGACGCTCTGGGATATCCGCGAACACGGTTCCGAGCTCCTTTGGCTTGGCGATCTTGAAGAACGTACCGCCTTTCGGCAGCAAGTAGAAATTGTCTTTCGTCCGCTTGCTGACCTTCTGGTAATCGGGGTCGTTATGGTTGATTGCATACGAGATCATCGCGGGAAGGCTGACGGCCAGCGCAGTCTTCGCGATAGCCTGCGGCGGCGCATCCTTGAACATGCGCACCGTCTTATCCAGTCCCTGCACAGCGGCATTGAAGTACGGCAGCGCCTTATCGAACTGCTTGCCGTGACGCCCTCGCCGTTTGAAGTTGACCGTTACGTCTTGCGCCGCGGCCACGCCTTCTGCGTTTGCGCCTAACCGTTTAAACTCCCCGAGCCGCGGCGCGCTCTCTACGGCGTTCAGCATGTTCTGCAGCTTGTCATATCCACGAGGGACAATGCCTTTCAGCTTGCTACCTCGTTGCGGGAGAATCTGCCGTTTGGACTGCGCGAGTAGATTCCGGTCTGCGGCCGCCGGCGAAGCGTGCCCGCCCCCGAGGTTCAGGTAATCCTGATACAGGTCCTTGTTCCTAGCGATCGCCCACGCTGACTGGGCGAGATCAGCCATGAAGCGCGCTGGATTATGTGTCGACTTGCTCGCGACATACGCCTGCGGAATGTCCCGCATGATGTTGCGCGTCAGCGAGAACACCGGGTTGACGCCTGTCGTGAGCGTCTTAAATGCGCTTGTCACCTTGCCGAAGAAGTCCATAACGACGTTCGAAGCATCTGGACCCAGGGCCGTAATGGCTTCAAGCAGCGGCTTGTCATTGACCTGGATGTACTTCGGCTCGCCGCCAACCATCACGCGCACAATGTTATCCTTGTCGAGCCCGCGTTGTGTCGCTTTCCGGAACGACAGGTCGAAGTCCTCTCCGAGCTTGGCGATCACGCCTTCGATGCCTTCTTTGTTCAGCGTCTCGTTCAACCCTTTAAGCGAGTGCGAACCGGCGATCTGCTCCTCGGGCACGAGCTCGGCGAAGTGAGACAGCGCCTCCGGGTCCCTCTCCAAATTCTTCACAAAGGATTGCATCGCCTCGTTACGCTTGGCCGCCTTGACGAAGGCGTCAACGTTCTCGATCATCGCCTCGATTGGGCTGATGATAAGGCGCTCCGAACCGCCAGGCGTGTAACCCTTAACCGGCGCGGACTGATTGCCGTAGCCTTTCTTCTTCCCGCCGCCTTTGGCCGATCCAGTCTTCTCAAGCTCCGAGAAGTACCGCTTGTTCGGGACGTATGTCGGGTTCTCGTCGAGCCATTGGTCGAGAGACTTCTGCGGCAGTAGACCTGTGTCGACGAGCCAGTGCTGCGCCATGTTACGCTGGAACTGGTCAATCCCATCAGCCATCGTCTTGAACTGCGGATAGGCCGCTTCATAGTCAGCGAGGATCTGCCGACCTTCGTCCGGCGTCCAGTGCAAGTCCTCGCGGAATACCCGCTCGCCGCGCTTCTCCATCCTCGTTATTGCATGCCGGTTAACCAAATAATCCTCGAAGTCGACATAGGAGTGCTCGTGCTGCGGCAGCGGCGCGAGGATCTCCTTCAGCGACTTACCGATATCTTTACCTTGGCTGTCCACCTGCCGTGCCGTCAGAATCTGCTTCGCGACAACGTCCGCCCCGCGACTATTCAGCGCGAGCGTATGCGACTTGTCCGCGGCATCAAGTTTTTCGCCGGTCACGGCTTCAACCTCTTTGTCGAAACGATCCATCGGATGCAGATCGTCTACCCAATCCGTGTACAATTTACCGCGAAGCGCCTTCGCCGGCATCTTCTCTCGCTTCTGGCGCGAGACGAGCTGCGACTTGGTCGACGTCCGAAGGTTGTCGTAAGCGCCTGCCTTCTCACCAAATGCCGAAAAACCCAAACTCTGTGAGCTGGGCTGTTGCGGCAATGGGCGCGGTTCAGGCAGAGGCGTTTCCATGGCGACCGGTTTCTCGGCCTGCGGAATGTTGCGTAATGGCTCCTGTGCATCTGTAGCATGTAGCGCCGGATCAATCTCACGAATGGACTGTACTTGCGGCTCAGGCTGCGGTGTCGCTGGTTCCGGCACCGCTCCGGCAGCCGGCTGCTTCCCTCCGATTAGACGTTTCAAGCCAGTACCAGCGGCCTCGAACGCCGCGCCGCCTAGCCCGCCCAATGCCGCAGCCTCCGCTATGTCCCGCGCAGATGTATGGCCGGCCGCTGCCGTATTTGCCACGTTCTGCGCCGCGCCCTCGACGGCGTTGCCCGCCAGCCGCTGACCTAAGGTTGCTGCTTCACCCAAGTTGCCTTTGAGCTTCTGCAACGCTCCGGTTGTCACTCGGCCCGCGCCTGTGACGGCGCTCTGCTCCAATGCAGCCGGGTTAACCGCGCCGCCCGCGAACTGCCCGGCGATGTTGGCCGCCTTCCCGAACAGTCCGCCCGTGGTTGGCGCTGTATCTGCCTCTACGCCAAGTGTACGGCCTGCGCCCTGCTGAAAGTCGGCAAGGCCGGGAATGTTAGCCTGCACGACATCCAGCCCGTGGCCGAGTAATTCCAGCGGTTTCTTAATGAATCCCGGCGCGCCCGCAAGCTGCTTATCTCGTGCCGCAGCCTCTTGCTCGTAGAACTGCTGCTTGGCCGACGTCGGTTCTGGAAGAGGCGTCCGCTGCTGGAAGTCCTGAATCGCCTGAAAGCTTCCCGGTGCCGCCTGCGGCTTCAAATAGTCCGGCTGTACCGATGGTGCCGCCTGGCTTGGTGTATTCCCCGAGAACGGCGGCATGACCGGCTCGCCTTTCGGATGGATCGTCAGGTCGGTCGTATCGATCTTGTTGTGGTAATCCGCGTGCCGCTCATCCGGAATGATCCCGAGATCCATCGCGCGATTCGTGAAGAAGTTGCTGACCGGCGCGGAGGCGGGTTGCTGTGCTGGCGCGGCGGGTTGCAGGCCAAGCTCACGCGCGTGGCGCTGGAAATACGACTCGCCTGCTTGCGAATGACCGTCATCCGGCGGGCTGCCGGTAAGCCCCAACTGTTTCGCCCTTTCCGTAAAATAGCTCATGGCCGCCTCCTTAATACCATTTGTTCGCGTCCCAGAACTGCAGCGCCTTGACCGGATCGCCATAGCGGTCCTTGATGTACTTGGCCGCTGCCAGCGCCTGCTGCGTCGGATCGCTCCAATTCACACTGTTACCGCCGTAAGCCGACCGGGTCGAATCAAGGAACTGGAACAGCCCGCTGGCAGATGACTTGCTGTTCTTCGCCGACGAATTGAAACTCGACTCGCGCGCGGCGAGCTCCAACATCGGCTGCAACCAGCTCGCCGGGTAGCCGCCAGACTGCAGCGCTGACGACACCGCTGTGCTCGCCGCCTTGTAGGCTGCCGGGTTCGCCTTGCTATCCGATGCCGTCTTCGCGTAATTGTTATAGTTACCAGTCCCCCCTTCTACTTGGCCGGCTTTCCCGCCGCAAGCGCCGCCTTGTACTCTTTGGTCAGCTCATCCGGTACGGGAATGCCGTACATGTTATAGAGCTGCACCGCGACGATCGGATCCTGCGTCTGCGTAATGATCATCGCTTCGATCTGCTTCTGCACCGCCGGATCTGCGAAATTGACCGGGATCGGATTCCCGTATTGGTCCTTCGACCCTTGCAGCAGCGGCGAACTGTTGATCGCCTTCGAGATGTCAGCCGACGTCGGGCCTGCTTGCGTCTGACTTTGTTGCTGTTGGTTTTGTTGCTGCTGAAGCTTGTAAATGTCCTGATCGACGCCCGATTGGAATTGATCTTGCTGGAGGCTGTAGCTCATGGCCCATTGCTTCGCTGCCTGCGTCTGCGTGCCTTTTGGAATGCCGTAGATCGTCGCCAACTGGTCGGGAATCGTGCCGGTCATATCCGCCTGCTGCCACAGGTTCTGCAGCTGACGCTGTTGCTCCGCCGTCGTCTTCTGCCCGTTTGGCAGCGTCCCGGTAAGCTGTGCCATGACCTGCGTCTGGTTCAACTGGTTCTGTTGGCCGGCCATCGTCTGCGCGCCTGCGTTCGCGTTGTTCACCAGGTTCCCCCAGGTCTGTGTCGGGCCCTTGCCGAGGTTGCCTGTCTGGTTCACCATGTCCATGTAGGCACCCCAATTCGCGTTCTTATCCGCGAGCGCTTGCTGCTGTCCTTGCAGGGACTGGCCGCCGTTGTACGTGCCGCCGTAGATCGCATCATTCTGGATCTGCTGCTGTTGCTGCTGCACCGTCTGCTGTCCATTGTACGTTCCTGCGTACTGCGCGTCGTTATGGATCTGATCCTGGCCGACCTGGTAGTTCGTCTGGAACTGCTGCAGCGCCTGGTTGAACGCCGTGTTTCCGAGCTGGCTGTTCGTCAAAGCATCTTGCGTCAGCTGACCATGGACCATGAGGTCGTAATTCCGCTCGTCGTTCTTGATCGATTGGAACAACGCCTCGCGCTCATCCGGCGCCGCGTTCGCCAGCGCGGTATACTTGTCGTTGATCTGCTGCTGCAGCTGTGCGGCCTGTGCCGCGATGTTCGCTTGGTTCGTCTGCAGCGACGATTGATTCTCTCGGTCCGTCCGGGCGCGGTTCTGTTCGATCATGCCGAGCGCATAGTCGCTGCGGCCGCTGAACGGGCTGAGCCGGCGCTGGTTCTGCACGTCCTCCGTCGACCGGTCTTCGTTGATCGTCTCGTACATCTTGTCGAAGTTGCCTTTCAGCGCGTCCGATTGCTGCTTGGCCGTCAACTGGCTGTTCGCGATGGCTTGATCGGCCGTCAGTCGGGCGTCGGAGAGCTTGCGCGCCGTCTGATCCTCCGCGTACTTCCGAATCGCGGCTTCGTCCATAACCGGGATCGCTGGTTTGTACTGATCAACGGTCGGGACGTCCGACTTGGCCGGCCCCGTGAATACAGGCATGTTTCCGGTGCCGGGTACTGCTGCAGGCGTTGGTGTAGACGTTTGCGTCGGTGTAGACGGTACGAAATTCGGGGTTGTAGGTGTTTTGCTAGTTCCTGTATTCTTATTATTGATGTAATCAATCAACTGCTGGGTATTCATGTTCTTTACAGCGGCAGCCTCTTCAGGACTTAACTGCGCATAAAATTGCTGCGCATTCTGTGCAGCCCATGCTGTGTTCCCAGCGTCGTACTGCTTCTTCGAGTACAAAATTTCATTAAGTGGATCGCCTTTTCCGCCATAATTGGTTTGCGACGCTTCGTTATAAACGAGTTTCGGAATCGTAGGATTCGTCGAAGGAGTACTCGGCGTCGTAACGAATGTCGGCGTCGCAGGCTTCGACGGTGCGGAAACTTCTGCCACGTATGACGGCGTGCCGCCAGCAGCCGTAATCGCCTGGTTCGCCTTCTGCGTTGCCTGGAACTGGTTCAAGCCTGTAACAGGGTCTTTCGCGAGCGGCGATGATGTCGACGGCGTGAAGGTTGGCGTGCCCGTCGTCGATGGCGTTGTCGGCGTCGTAGGTGTTTTAACGAATGTCGGTGTGGCGGGCTTCGATGCAGCGGATACTGCCGGCAGCACGCCGGCCCCCGCCGTCGTGAAGTTTGGTGTGCCGGTTGTAGATGGGGCAGGCGTAGACGTCACGAACGTCGGTGTTGCCGGATTCGCCGCATACGACGGTGCCGCTTGCCCCGCTGCCTGCCGAGCATCGACCTGTGCTTGCTGCAATTTATTCAGTCCCGTGACAGGGTCTTTCGTAAGTAAGCTCGCCATAGGCATCTCCTTCTGATGGCAACGAAAAAGACGCCCATTAAGAGCGTCCTGTTGCTAAATTTTATTTAGTTCGAGTCGAAGTATTGAGGATCTGACAGCGGTACCCACCGTTGACGTAACCCCAATGACTTCTCCAGTACTATTAATTAACGCCCCACCGCTTGCTCCAGGCATTGTATCTGGGTAATGACTCCACCGATCATCGTTCCATTCACTTACGAACATGCCTTCCGTGATCGTGAACTTGGAGCTCGGATACCCCAGCGCGTACACCTTATCCTTGTTAACCGGCGTTCCCGTATTCAGCGTAAGCGACGGATACCCCTTCACGCGGAATCCAATCAGATCTTCATCTTCATTCTTGAACAGCGCGTCGGCTACCTTCACGACTTCTTGTTTATCGGCGAAGTTAATGGTCAGCGTATCCGAGCCTTTGGCGACGTGCCAGTTTGTGACGAACACGTCTGTATTGACGATGAAGCCGCTGCCCTGCGCGATGGCCTGCTGTCCGGCGTAGGCGTAGACGAGGCCGACGCTCTCGCCGATCTTATTCAGCTGCGCCAGCGACAAGCCATTCTGTGCGGGCTGTACCGGCGCGGGAGCCGTCGTAATGGTCGCCTGCTTCTTGATGTTGTCCCAATCGACACGAGCGCCTAGCGCCTCCGCGACGGCCTTCAGCGGCAGCATCGTGGAGCCGTTGATGATCTGGCCGGACTGTACCGCCTTCCCGTTGACCAAGACTTTGACGAGCGATCCGTTCGCGGCATAGGCCGTGCCGCAGATTAATAGAAACAACGTGGCGATGATAGCTATCTTCCGTTTCATAGAATCACCTCATAAGTAAGATAATTCCATAGTAACACAAGATAGAGGTATTAATCAGCTATCTGCGGCGTTGCCAGGATCGTTTCCGCCTGTTCGACGGTAATCCATTTCGGGGCGTAGCTAATGACTTTGGCAGCATCAATCTTACGCATGATCCACTGGGTTAGAATGAACTCGTACATCAGGACAACGCCTCCATAATCGCCAGTATCGCTTGTTCGGCTGCAATCTGCCGTTCTTCCATCGATGGCGGGTCGGGCGGTCGCGCAGCCCACTCCGCGTCGAGCTCTTCCTGCGTACGCTCGGCACGCTGGCCGTACATCCGATGGTAAAGGAATTGCCCCCGCTCGTTCGTGAGCACAGGGTTGTAGTGCCGTTCCGCATCCTCGGCGACAAGAATATCGGTCTCCAATGGCTGAACGAAGGCATCAGAAAAGCCAAGGATAATCACCCCGGCTTCATTGGTTCTTTCATAATGGTTTGCCATGATATCCTCCTTTACAATTCTGCATCTGCCGTCCAATGGAAGCGCTGGAAGTTATTCGCGGTGAATGCGCCGGCGGATGCACCTACGGAGAACGAAGATTCTACTGCCGTTGCGGTGACGGCTCGATCTGCTACAAATGTCCCGCCGGAAGTAATTTCTGTCGAGGATCCCACCGTCCCATTTTGAGTGCTATAAATCGTCATTGTCGGCTGTACTCGCTTGTTCACCCTAAATCCAACATCATTCCGAGTAAGCAAGAATGTTGTCAATGACGTGGACTGTACACAACCATTGCTAATTGCGGTGCCCGGCGCTGTTCCATATGCGTAGCTTTTTTCGTAATACCGTTGGCATAGCATCAGCTCATCTGCTATAGGGCGGCTTTGAAATGGTAGAGCCGAGCTTCCTTCATTGATCGACACTTGGGCAATGTCGATCACGTCGCCTGTCTGCGGGGTTAAGCAGCGAATTTCAAAGGCTAGGTAGCTGTTCGCCCCTACCGTCTTACCTGAGATACTAGGTAATGTGGCTGTAAATGTAATCGGTGTCCACACATTCGCGGCAAGCGATTGGGATTGTCCGGTTGTCGCCGAAACTTGCGTACTTCCGCCGCTACCGAAATTCTGAAGGTAGATATCTTTCCGTACGTTGAGGCCTGTCCGGTTTGATCTGATCCAAAATGTATGTGTCACTTTCTTCCCTGCGAACGTTCGGACGTCCTCTATCCGTTGTTGAATTCCAACTCGCGTTCCGGTTCCTACACTTGTAACGTTAATGCGATGGTAGTAGGTCGGTTCGTTTGGCACGTCCGTTTGCCCTGGCGTGATGCTTTGTCGGCTCACGTCTGCCGCCAACGTGCCATCAAATTGAATGGTCCACCGATCTGCGGAGAATCCATTCAACCCGGTAAAGCTTGTGCCTCGTTGCCAGATGTCAAAATTACCATTGATGATGGCTTGTCTGCTTTGAAAATCAGGAGGAAACGGCACGAGCAGACCGCCAGCAACCAGGCTATCGGCCTTCTGATTCAGCAGATCAATGGTATCGTAGGCTTCTATAAGAGCCTCACGGTTCGCCTGCGATGAAGCGACGATTGACGGCTGCTGGTTCGCAATGGCCGTATTCAATTTCGTTCGATTGGATGGTAGATTCGCCATTAGTAACCGGACGCCCTCCCCTTAATCGTCATGTCGTACACTTCGCAGAGCTCGTCCCGGTTGTTGCGGAAGATAATCTGGAAGTAGTACGAATTCTTACAGAAAATCAGCGGCGTCGGCGCGCTGACCAAATCGGTGTAATCCAAATTCGCCCATGCAGCCCTGTCCCACTGCGTCACGTCCCAGGTCATATACTGATTCTGCAGCGCGCTGGCGACGTCGGCTCGCGAGCTGTAGAAGATAATCGAGACATCTAGGCTGGACTTCGTCGCATATTGCCGCGCATTGATGATCAGTTCATCCAAGACGGACATCTTACCTGACGACTCGAATTTGATCATGTCCGACACCCGTATCATGTCGGTTGGCGTTCCGCTTGTCTTCGCCGCGTCGTTCCAGTCGGTACCCAGCGTGGCATCGAATTTATGCAGAAGCCCTGTTTCACCGGCATAATAGAGCACGCCGCTGCGCGCGAAACCGGCCGCCTTGATGTTCGTCCACGGGTACCATTCACGGTTGCGGACGTCGTAGGCGTAGCATAGACGCTCTGTGCCACGATTGATCTGAAGCAGGTACAGGCTTGTGATGGCATCGAAGTACCCGACAACGCCTGCCTTCTCAGCATCCGTCAGGCCGATCGCGTCCCAGTCCAGCTTGTCGACGGTGATGGATCGCGTCGCATAGCGGCGGGAACCGGTATCCATAAGCTGCGTATCGTAGATCTCATAGACGCCGTCATCCGATAAATACGCGACGCTCTGTGTGCCGTCTGGATACGTCAAACGATCGATCGACCTCGGCGCAACGACGCCGGCCTTCGTATTGAGGAACTGGTTGCCCTCGAAGTCGTCGAAGCTGGAACCGAACAATACGCCCCAGCCGCGGCGCATCGGAAGCATCAGCACATTGTCGAACGCAATGCCGGTGCCGTTCACATAATCGTTCTGTCGCACCCAGCGCTCCCACTGGACGGAAGGGTAGTAGTCGAACGTGTAGCGCTTGCTGTACCACACCGTATCGCTGCCGTCGCTCACCATGACGTGCCCTTGGTAGCTCCAGCAGTACTTCATCCCCTTACCGTGAAGCGTCGACAGAATGTTCGGCGGGTTCGGGCTCGGGTCATCGGCGGCAGGCGTAATCTGCGCAACGCTGAATGCCGTGTCGTTGTAGGCCTTGATTGTCCCGGTGTCCGTAATGATCTTGCGGCTGACGCTGTTGGCGTCCGTGAAGTCAACATCGGACATGTCGGCGCTCGCCAACGCGCCGGATGCCGCTTGCAGCGCCGTGCCATTGAAGCGATACAGCGTCGTGCCTGCCGTCGCGATAACCTTATCTGTCGCCCCTGTGCGATAGACCGTCAGGCGCTTGATCGGATTACCCAGCGGCGTCACCGTCACAGGGACGCTACCGGGGCGCTTGGCGCTCGGCCCGATCCGGCCTTGCGGCTGAACGCTGTTGAGCAGCAAGCGGGCTTGATTCTGCGCTAGTGCGGTTGGCTGGGAGACGGTATTGACGCCGCCGGAGACGCTCAGATTAACGGTCAGCGGCTGTTGAATCCCGCTTGGCATCTATCCGTCCCCCTTGGCTTTCGGCACGTCAGCGAAGCTCGGCGGGCTGCCGCCGGGAGCCGCGCCTCTGGCGGAGATTGCCGCCTGCACGATCTCGGCGTAACCGGACCGCGCCGCGCCTTCCATCGCGTTCGCTTCTTCGTAGAAGTTCTTCACGTTCTTCACGAGCGCCGATATCTCCATGATCAGCGGCTTGTATCCGCTCTCCGGCATATCCACGGGGTCCGACTCCTGCGTTACGATACGCGGGTACCGCAGATACTTCAGCTTGAACGACCCGGACAGCCCGCGAATATGAATCGGCTGGTTCGGCCCCTCGCAGTACCAGCCGACGGCCGACGTGTCCAGGTAGCGCTGCGGTGCCTCTTCTTCCGAGCCGTCGACGTTCACCTTGATCAGGCGCAGCGGCTCGAACATGTTCGTGATGGCGGCATTCCCCCTTGTGAAGGAGGCATTGCCGTCCGCGCTGATCGCTATGGTATCGCTCGTCTCCGCGTTGTAGCAGAGCCGTGCAAGGTTCCAGAGCGCGACGTTCATGAACTGCAGCAACGTCTGGTTCTGGCTGGTGCTGTCAGATCCCAGATAGTCGATATCCATCTTGTTTACTGTCCGTACAACGGACAGAATTTGACCCGCATTCCAAGTATTCATCGAACCACCTCATAGACGGTGCATTTATTGTCTGCGCAATAATTGACCGTGGACGAATGCCGAATCGCCGCGGTCGGCGTCTCCGTCTCGACAACCGGCGTCATCAAGCCGTAAATCGGCATCAGCTCGCCTGTCTCTTCGATGCGGACAGCACATGTAAATTGATAAGGCTTCACCAGTTCCTCGCCGCCTTCCGAACGCTCGCCTGTTTGTGCCGCTTCTGCATGTCCACCTTGAAGCGTCGCTGTGCATCGTCCCATACGGCAAAATAACGTTCAATCAATCCCTGGCTTCCGCCGACGTTCGGTAGCGCGAGAATCATCGCTGCGGCATACGACGCAACCGCCTGCGCATAGCGGGCATCAATCGGCAAGGTGTCCGTCTCCGCGACCATCTCAGATGGATAAGCGTAATAGTAGAGGTTCAGCGTCACAGCGCTGCCCGGTGTCGGCGAGATAACTAGCTCGTTCCCATAGACGCCGAAGCCGTAACGGCCATCGAGAGGATCGATCAGCGGGTAGCTGCAGCTCGGATTCTCCAGCTCCGTTAGAGCGATCGGCGACTTGAAATCAACCGGCAATGGATATCTGCTCGTGCCGGGAACCGTCGTAACGGTTTGCTTCGCCTGCAGCTTGGCGTCGCCGGCCATCTGCATGACGGCGTCATTGAGAAGAACGCGCATATGCTGCTGGTCGCGGTACGCGCCGCCGGTCAATTGCATCACGCGGTCTTTCAACTCGCGAAGAAACATCGGCCATCCCTCCTTTACGCAATGCTCCGGCTCGGCTTATGACTGAATGAGCTGATCAGGTTCTCGGCCATGTCCGTTGCCATATCTGTTACCTTCGCATCCTGGCGGCGCTGTTTGGCCGCCTCTGCCGCGCGCAGCTCGTCGAAGGCGTTATACCGTTCCGGATTGATCCGGTACGCCTCGCGCTCTTGGCGGGCGTCCAGCTCTCCGAGCGGAACCGTCCATGCCGTGTATTCGTCGCCGAGCCGATCTACGGCAATGATGCGGTGCAGGGCGCGCCTGTGATCAAAGTCGATGCGGATGATCTTCGGATCAATCTCCCGAAGCCGCCGCTCGATATCGTGTACATCGTATTGAGCCATACGATCCCTCCTAAAAAGAAAAGGGAGAGCCCGCAGACCCTCCCCTAACATGAATTACACCGCGTAGCCTGGTGCCTCCGTCAGATCCATCAGCGCCGTGTGCGCGTTCCGCTTGTACGTGACAAGCGTCTCGTAGCAGAACATCGTCGCGGCGTACTTATCGTAACCAGGTACCGGTGCCAGAGCTGCACCCTTGTCGTCTTCCATCCATTCGAAGTCGGACAGCTGATACAGGTCGATTTCGCCAGAGTCGACGAAGAACATGCGATTGCTCTCATGATAGCGATCGACGAAGATCGGCAGGCCGTCGTACTCCAGGACGTTTTCGCCGCCTTCCAGCGTCATCGGTTTGGTGTAGCGTACGTTCTGCTGCAGCAAAGCTTCGTACGCTGCGCGGACGCCGTAGGACGTTGTGATCCAATCGATCTTGCCGCCTTCCAACTCGGCTGTGTCAATCGCCTGGCGCATCAGCAGCTGCGAAATAGCGCGCGGCGTGCCGCCGTTTGCAAGAACAGAAGGCTTCCACCACGGATTGCTTGCCGGATCGATACCTTGAAGCTGCAAGGAAGCACTCATAATGCCGCCGATCCCCATCGCCTCGTTATTCAGGTCGCCAGTAACGACAGCATAATCGGTCGCGGCCGTCGTTACGGCTGCGCCATCGATCGTGATGGTCTTGTTCGCCTTGTCGAGGTTGGTAATCGTACGCCCTGTCTGCGTGACGGTACCGCTGTTGTTGACGATGTCGATCTTCATGCCGATCTGAAAGTACTTGATCTTGTCGACCGTCAGCGTGTTAACCGATGTGTTGACCGCGAACGTGCCGATGCGGCCCGTGCCGTCGCCGAACAGTGCGCGGGAACGCTGGTCCTTCAGGTCGCGGACCAGTCCCTTCATCTCACTTTCGACCGCGCGAATGAATGCACCCTTGTCGTTGCGCATCGCCTTGATCGTCGGGCCAGAAATCTCGATGCCGCCGTACAAATACCTGACGTTAGCCGTCGTCTCCTTGTACTTCTGGTTGCCGGCCGTCGGAAGCGCCGCTCCCTCTGCACGGTAGCCGACGCTATTGTTGCGGCCGTAGTGGAGAGGCACGAAGAACCGCTTGCCGGTTGCTTCCTGCTTATTCTGCACCAGACGCTTGGTGACCGGGTTGTCGTTGTTGAGTTGTTCGCGTACAGGGCCATGATAATCTTCTTTAAATACCGCGTTCGCGGCTGCCAAATCAAATGCCATAGTTGTCCATCCTCCAATTAATCGGTTGTGCTCATGCGCTGCATCGCGCGGGCTCGCGCTTCCGCAAACGTCTTCGGCGCCGTGCTGGCCGCCTGCCCCTGAGCCATGGAGCCTGTTACTGTTGGGATGCTGCCCTTTGCGCCGAGTAGCTTCTTCATCCCGTTCTTCTCCGCGTCGGCAATCTGCTTCTCGAGCTGGTCATGCCGAACAGCCTTGAACGCGATGTCCAAAGCTTTTTGCATGTTGCCTGGGTCGATTGGAATGCCGCTGTCCACGAGAAACTGATTGAGCGCCTTGGCATCGACGCCCTTCTCGGCAGCGAATGCATTCACGCCGTCCCAATAGGTGCGCTCCATCTGCCCCCGCTGCTGTTGCTGGGTCAACTCGTCCGCTTGCGCAGCCTTGGCCTCAAGCTCCTGCAGCCTGCGCATGACCTCGACAGGAACCTGCTGCTGATCAGCCTGCTCTTGCAGACGCTCCAACTCAACACGCTCTCGCAACGTCAGCGCGTCCATTCCGTTAAGCTGGGCGAAGTAATCACTGACCTGTTTGTGCGTGTCGTAGTCCTTGAACCGTTCGGCGTACTCGTTCTCGATCTTGGCACGCTCAGCGGCCAGTCGTTTCGCGAATGCCTTGTCGGCTCCTTGGCCGGCATCCTGTTCACCGGCGGTTGAAACTTCCTCTTGTGTCCCGGCGGCAGACACGTCATCAACGCCCGAAGCAGCCTCTTCACCATCGGCGAAAAGCTGCAGGTTAAGCGGGAAACGATACTTTGTCATGAGAAATCCTCCTAGTGGGCGGCGCAACTCCACCATCAACGCCGACGAATAAATGGCATGAGAAAAGGCCACCGCAGTCTCAGCGATGGCCTAGCCTTGTCGTGCTATTGAACTTCGTTAATTCAAAAATCCTCTGTCGTCTATGTCCGCATAACTGAAAGACCCGTAATCGATGTGATTGGTATTAAAATACTCGCTCACCTTATCAACCAGCATCTGGCAAGTATCCTTCTTGACCGGATATGCATCTCCATCAACGACAATGCTCTGTTGTAGAGCCCACGCTACCGCCTCGGCTGTTTCTTCTGGCATTAGTTTGGCACCCCCACGACTTTTATTGTTATAGAACCCGAAGTTGGGGCGACGGATGCGGAGATTCTCAATGCCAACGACTCGAACGGCCTGTCAAGACAAGGCAACGCGGTATTAAGAAGATAATAAGTGCTGCCTTTTGGAACAGTTATTTGTGCCACCGCCCATGCTGTCCCATTCCATTGCTGAATGTTCTGGGGCGCTCCTAAATCAAGCTTTTGTAGCGTCACTGAGATATCTTGATCCATGGAGTTGAATGCCCAAATCTGAAATCTTTGAAACCCGGACAGATCGAGATTGGGGCGATAGTTATTGGTATCTCGAATCGCAAAGGCGTTCTCGTAATACTGAACGCCTAGCGGAATATTTCTACCAACTACCCAGACTTCATCCTGCACGCTGCCGTCATTCTGTATCTTGTGCACCTACATCCCTCCTTGCCGCTGGAGCGCGGCGTCATTTTGAGCGGCCATCTCCTGCATCCGAATATGATGATCTTGCATCTTCGCAGCCTGCTCATGCTGATGCTGCTTGTCCGCTTCCTCGGCTTGCTGTCGGGCCTGCTGCTCAGCCTCTGCCGCTTGTTGCTGCTGTGCTTGCATCTGCGGCGCTTGGAGCGCCTGCTGGTGCTCAGCGACGTGCTGATCGACCAGCGCCTGCAACTCCGGCGGAAGCTCGTCGTATTCGTCGCTTTTGCGGTATCGGTTGTGCGCGGCGATATGCACTTCGTGATCGTAGAAATCCCGCACGACCGGGAGCTTCACGGGCGGCTGCGGCGGCTGAAACATCGACGTGTCCATCCCCCGTTGCGCCAGAGCGGCCGCCTGCTCCTGATACCCCTGCATCTGTTGCTGGTACTGAATGAGCGCTTGAACCGTCGCCTCATCGCCGAATGCCTGCTGGTACAGCCGATTCTCGGTCAGCGCCTTGTTCTCGTCTTGCTCGGTATCGTCAAAATATTGAGTCGCGATCGACTCGCCGAGCATGCGGACGACGCGGCGGCTGTCCGGTTGGCCGGTCTGCGGGTTGTTGAACAGGCCAGCACCGTACATCTGCATGACCTTCTCGTCTTGTACGGCTTTCAGCGTCGGCATGCTGGATCCCGGCACGACGTCAACGACCTCTCCACCGGTCAAGTCGGCACCCATGAACGAAAATGCTTCAATCTCTCCATTCTCTCCAGTGATGGACAACTGCTGCTCTTCGGGAAAATGCTTCTGTACGAGCCGTAGCACCTTCTCGCCCCAAATCTTGATGCCGTCCTCATACGACTGCACCAGCAGCGCGAGCTTAGTTTCATCCTGCTCCACCTGCAGTTGCAGCCCGCCAAGCGTGTTATTGCCCCTCGGTGTCGCGCCCTGGCTGATCTCATGCGCGCCGGAGATGTCCTCCATGTCCGATTCGTCGCGCTCCATGGCTGCTTGCCAGCCGTTGTCTACCGATGCGCCCTGGACACGTTCAGGCTTCGAAGAACCAATCGGCGTATACGTGACGATGCCGCCGATCTCGTTGACCAATTCCTCGTCATCCACGCTCCCCTCCGGCTTAAGCCAGAGCGGATTGCCCATCTCTTCGAGGATGCGTGCCTCTGCCGTGCGCTTGATGTTGTAGGACTTCTGCGGCGTGGTCAGGTCCGTCACCATGCCCGTTGCTACCGCTGTACCGGGGAGCGGAATGGCCGGGAATAGGATGTACGGGAACTCGCCGGGGTCTGTGCTGTTCTCGAGCTCCTTATCGCCGGCGATGACGATCCGACGGCCATTCGGGTACCGGCGGCACGGCAGCTCCCAGTAGTCGTACAGCCAGGCGTGATGCTTGTACGTCTTATTCTTGGCTGAGCCGAGTCCGCCGTCGAACGAGTTGCGGACCGTGATATCGCCTTCCGGCGCTACCTCGACGCCCCAATCATCCTCGATCTGGTCGACGTCAACGGGGATTCGTTCGACCACCCATTTGATTTCCTCGGGGCTCTCGGCGTTCGGATCGACGTAAAGCGAGAACTGATCCCGAACGACAGTAACGATCTTACCTGTCTTCGTCGGCACCTCGGCATCTTCCATCCCGGTCAACATGTCTGGCTCGACGGCGATGTCGTCGCCCTGGTTCTTATCGACGTAGACCTTAAGCGCGGGGAAGCCGTCCAGTAGCATGAAGAACTTCAACCGTCGTGTCTTCGCGTCCATCTTGTCCTCTGTCCACTGGAACGTCAGATACTTGAAGCCCGCCTTCGCCGTCTCGATCCGGTCAATATCGTTGGTATCCGGCTTGACTTCAAGCTGCACACGGTTCTTACACAACTTGGAGAGCAGCGTCAGAATGGCCGGCTTGATCTTGTTGAACGTCAGCCGCACCTCGCCTGGCCGCAGCTCGGGAACGTACACCTGCCGGGCTACTCTGTCCCAGCTAATCCATTGCTTGGACGAATAAAAGGACCGGTTGATCTGCACCTGCCGCAAGATCGACCAGTCCTCTGCTTCTTCGAAGCGTTCCTTCACGAATGTTATGCTGTCTTGCTTCTTGCCCTTTGCCAAGTGCCAACACCTACCTTATCCGTCGCCTGTTTCGCGTTGCTTGGTCAGCTTGATCGCGTATCCCGGCACCGTGACCTCCGTAATCGTAAACGGCAAAAAGCTGATGTCTGGATGCTTGACCGGGTCCGTGCCGATGGCGTATGCGGCGTCTTCACTCTCAGATGCGACATACCTGCGCGTTGTGCCGATTGCTAGCTCAAATAGTTTCATGGGTCATCCTCCTATGAGATAAAATCAATTGGCTCTTCCTTTCCTTCTGGCGGCTGCTCGGCGCGCTTCTCACGGATCACCTTGCCCGCGTAGGCTTCGAAGCTCGGCGCCTGAATGCGGTCGAGCAAGTCGCGTCGCTCTGCCGCCCAGTGTGCCTCAAGCTCGCTCAGCTTCCGCTCAGCGCGGCTACGCTCGATGTGCAGCTGGCACAAGAGCAGAAACACGATAGCTCCCATCGTGATAATGATCGTACTCATCATCCCGCATACTCCCCTTTCCGCTTGCGCTTCGACCGCGCTTGCTTGTCCAGCTTGTCGATATGCTGCTGCACCTGTTCTTCCTTCGTCGGATGCCTCGGCGCGCCGCTCGGCTTCGACGGCAACGTCCGCATGCCGCAGAAGTACCGGATCGCGTCCGGCCCGTGTGTCAGCTCATGCGGTTCAGTAGCCACGTCATTCGGGTCTTTCTCGTCCTTTAGCACGGCCGGCAGCGTGCGGATGATGTTCTTGCAGTTCGAGAAGAACTTAATCCGTGCCGTCTTCTTGGCCTCGCCTGTTTGCTCGTCGAACGTCTCGTATGGTGCCAGCCACTCCTTAAGGTTGAGCCAGCCCTGGATGCGCTCATTGCCCGCCTTGATGAGCGTCACGTCGTTGTTCTGGAATATCTCCGCCGCGCTCTTGCCAGTGTCCTGCCTGCGGTTCCACAGATCGGGCGGCGCGTAGGTGAGCTTGATTCGCTCGGACGGCAGCGTCATCTCTTTCAGCCGCTTGGCCGCCGCGCTGATGATGTGATCCGATTCGTAGACCTCTTTGTACACGTAGGCGAAGCCCTGCATATCGACGGCAATCCAGTACGCAGCCAGCATGTCCAATCCGTAGTCGAGCACTCTAAACCGTTGCCAGTCATCCGGGATAACGAACGGCTGGATGACATGTACCGATTCGCTGAACTCTTCGAAGTACGTGCCGCCAGGCAGTCCGTATTCACCCAGGCCGACAACCTTGTACCGCGCTGGATTCGTGCGCTCCAGGTCTTCAATGAGCCGTCTATCCGCGTCATCCAACCACTCGTTGCACTTATAGGTCGTCGTGTACGTGTCAGCATCCGGGTCCGTATTGTCGAAGAAACGGCTCTTTGTCCAATGCGAGTCGATCCACGGGTTATAGCTCAGCGTCACCTGCTTCCAGAGCCCGTCAGGCATCTCACCACGAATAGACTCATCGAAGGTTCGGAATTCTTCTTCCTTCTCGATTTCGAAGGCTTCCTCCACCCAGGCCCAGCAGAGCACCCCGACGTCAACCGTGATCGACGTTATCTTAAGTGGATCGTCGAAGCCTCGAAACAGGATCTTCTGCCCTGTCGGCAGGTACTTGGCCTCCAGCGGCGATTCGGTAAACTTCCAGAGATGGAATACTTCCAGCCGGCGCGCTGCCCACTTCAGCACCGCATACGTGCTGTCCTTGTTCGTGTTGAACGTATTGCGGACAACGACGGCGTTCGCCTGGGGGTGCTTCATGATGTTGTAGATGTACCAAAGCGCCACCGTCCGGGACTTCTTGGACGCCCGGCCGCCCTTCAGGACGCGGTACCGCTTCTTCGACCGCCAGAAAGAGCCGTATCCGCGGCCAACCATGTCAGGTAGATTTATTTCCATGCTAATCACCTTCAAAATGGACCTATGCGTAAACACGAGAAATCGCGAGTAAAACGGAGATCGTCATTTCGCACGGGATGCGCGAATTCGCCGCCATCTGGACAGTAAAAAGAGCGCTTGATTTTTAGCTAATCGGCGCTCACGGTCGAATACGGCTGATTCTTATATGTCAAGGTTTCGGACTTTACGTCAAAATACACATTTTGCGAGGTAGCCTAATCCGGCAGGCTCTCCTCTCCCTTGAAGACGACAACCTGCCCTTCGACCTGCTGCTTATCCACCCACATGCTGTACCGTTTACCGAGCAGCTCCGCGGCCCGAAGGCGGTCCTTGCCGTCGAGCTCTTTCTTGACGAGTGACTGCTCGCCCATGCCCATGCCGAGCGGGAACTGCTCTTTGACTTGGCCGCGCAGCACGTTCGTCAGAAACTCCAGCACTTCGTCCTGCTTGGCGATGCGCTTCTCGTCCTTCTCGGCGATTGCGGCGTCGATGTAGGTCTTAATGGCAGGTTTTAGCAGGTTCTCTTGCCCGATGACTCTTGCTGTTTTTTCGCTATACCCTGCTCTGACGGCCGCCTCCGTGGCGTTTCCAGTCTCAAGGTAAAAATCCGCAAACTGTTTTTGTTTCTCCGTCAGTTTCACATGGCTCACCTCGCCCCGCTCTCTCGTCGTAAGTCAAGCCTTCAAGTTTCAGCAGCCCCTCGGCTGTCAGCCATTCATGATAATTGCCTTTCACCACCAGGGCCACCTCACTTTACTATTTTTCCACAATATGGTACTATGACGTTAAGCCGTTGTGGGAAGGCATCCCCGCGGCCCTTTTTATTTGCATGAACAAAGCCGCCCACGAATGGACGGCTCGCTTTAAATTATTCGATACTAGCATAATAACACGGATTTCGGGGCCAAAAGTCGCATCGGTGTAGCATTTATCTCCAGCCAGCTCGCGCAGCAATCGCCGTAATGATCCCGTCCCGCCACCGAAACACTGTTGCCCGGTGCGCGGGGATCTCCGCCGCAATTCCGTCCCACGTCAAGGTTTGCGGCCGCGTCCAGTATCGCAACTGGATGAGTTTTTGCCGGTCATCAGGCAGTCCGCTGACAACCGACTCAATGGCATCCACGACGTTCATCATCTGTTCTAAACGTTTATGGCTGACAAGCAGTATAGCCGTTCGTCCTGTGGGGTCGCCTGGCAGATTACTCTTGCCACCTCCGACATTCTCGTCCTCTGACGTTTTGCCTTGCAACAGATCGTTCTTAATCCGAACAATCTCTCGTAGCGTGTCGTGGTAGGCGTACAGCTCGGACTCGACGTGTAAAAAGGTCCCTCGTTTTATTTTAAGCATTCGTGCTGCTCCTCTCTATCCTGCTTTGATCTTGTCGATGCGGGCTTTCAAGGCTTGCATCAGCTCTTCTTGGCCTGCTGCTTTACGTTCCAGTGCGGCCGCAGCGTCCATGTCCATCGTGCCTTCGGCGATCAGCTTGATAATGACGACGCTCTGCCGGAGGCCCTGGCGATGAACGCGCGCATTCGCCTGCTGCTCGTACTCCAAACTCCAGATCTGGTCAAACCATACGACCGTCTGGCAGCTCGACTCCTGCAGGTTCAGGCCGTGGCCGGCCGACTGCGGGTGCAGCAGAAGCAGCGGAATCTCGTTGTTGTTCCATGCGGCGATGTCGTCATTCCCGTCTCTACCCTTGCGAAGAATGCGTGCTTGCGGGAACCGCTGCTGGATGCGTGCCAGGGAATGCTTGAAGTTATAAAACAACATGACCGGCTTCCCGTTCGCCGCCTCGATGATGTCCTCCAGCGCGTCCAGCTTCGCATCATGAATCCACTTCATCCCGCGCTGCTCGTCGTAGACGGTGCCAGACGCCATCTGCAACAGCTTGTTGCTCAGCACGGCCGCGCTGGCCGCTACGACGTCCGCATCGACGTACTCCAGCAGCAGATCTCGCTCGAGAGTCCGATAGAGTTCCGTCGCCTTCGCGTCCAGCTTGACCGGCATCATCCGATCGATTCGCTCAGGCAGCTCCAGCCAGTCGGCGGCCTTCATGCTCACGGCAACATCGGCGATGGCCTCGTAGATCCGCTCTTCGGCCTCACGCTTTTGCCGCCAATGGTAGACGATATGTCCGTCACGCTCGCCGGGTGTAAAGTACCGGTCCCGGTAGGCGGTAATCGTATTACCCAACCGCTCGCCTTGGTCGATCAGGTAGATCGGCGCCCACAGGTCCATCAGACTGTTCGGCGCCGGCGTCCCAGTCAATCCGACGAGCCGCTTGATCAGCGGCCGGACGCGTTTTAGCGCCTTGAACCGTTTGGCCTGGTGGCTCTTGAAGCTGCTCATCTCGTCGACGACAACCATGTCAAACGGCCACTTGCTGCCGTACTCCTGCACCAGCCAAGGCACATTTTCGCGGTTGATGACCCAGATGTCGGCGTCCGCTCGCAGCGCCTTCCGCCGCGCCTCCGCGCCACCCAGGACCTTGGAGACTCGCAGGTGCTTCAGGTGATCCCACTTACCGACCTCCCGCGGCCAGGTGTCGTCCGCTACCCGCAGCGGCGCGATGACCAATACTTTCGCGACGTCGAAGTAGTCGTTGATCAGCATGTCGATCGCGGTCAGCGTGGATACCGTTTTACCCAAGCCCATCTCAAGTAGCAAGGCGATGTATGGTGTGTCCAGGATCCGCTCGATGGCGTGCTGCTGGTAGGTATGTGGGGTGAACTTCATTTCGGCATCACCTCCGCAATAAACCGATCGATGTCGGCTTCACAGTCCAGTTTGTAATGGGTGTGGCCCATTGCCAAAAGCGTCTTTCGCCATTTCCGCTGCATCGGCTCCAGCGGCTTACCCGGTGCCTTCATCTCGACATAAACGGTGCGGCCACCTGGCAGGATGACCAGGCGGTCAGGCACTCCTCGGTTGCCCGGGCTCACCCACTTCGGCATTTTACCGCCGATCCGCTCCACCGCCAGCCGCGCCTTTCGTTCCAGTGGGGATTCTCTCATGATGTCTTTTCCTCCTGTTGCCGATGCCGTCATTTCGCGCGTACTCCTGTATTACGCGTTTAACTTATATTCACGGGCTCCGCTATATAGTTAAATACTACTACTACTACTACTACTAGGGATTTTACGGCAACAACGGCAACAAACCGCTGAAACCCTTGGCACGCAAGGGGTTGAGACGTTGCCGTGAACTCTGTTTGACGGCAACATCACGGCAACAACGGCAACACCTCACGGCAACGCACGGCAACGCACGGCAACGCACGGCAACGCACGGCAACGTCATAACGATCGTTCAAATACCCGCTGAACGCCGTACTCACCTACTCGCACCTTGCCTTTTCGTTCAGCCCACCCGTGCATGTTCCGCATCAGATCCATGATCTCTTTAGAGTCCCATGGCTTCATATCGCCGCGGCGTTTGCCGAGACATTCCGTCCAAATCTGGGCCGCACAGACGCGGTCCCGCTGCTGGCCGGTCGGCCGGTCCAGCTCGTCAACCTCCTCGGACTCCAGCCACTCCTGAATAAGCCCCTCCCGCGGATCGGACTCCATGTGCGCGGCTTGCCGCCGATCTGCCTCCTCGCGGGCCTCGCGATCCAGCTCCAACGATTCCCCCGCCTTGTACCAGCACATCACCTCAGCCCAGATCTGCCGGACCTCGTAGTCGGTCAAATCGTCCCAATGGCTGCGCCCCGCTTGCTCCGGCACAACGTCCACTGGCCAAAAACGGCGATTCCCTGTCGCGTCCTTCAAAAACTCCCGGTTGTTCGTGGTCCCAAAAAAGATGCATTTCCGCGGAAACTCTGACACCTGGCGATCGTACGCCACGCGGTACCGGTCCTCCGTCTTCGATAAAAACGCCTTGACCTCCTCGACCTCTGAACGCTTCATCGCCGACAGCTCCCCGATTTCGAAGATCCAGCCGCTCTGCAGGTGCTCGCCGGCCTCTTTATTCTCAAACGTCCGTAAACTATCCGAGAACCACTCCCGGCCAAGCTTAGCAAGCAGCGAGCTCTTGCCGGCGCCCTGCGGGCCGACAAGGACAAGCATCTGGTCGAACTTACACCCGGGGCGATACAGCCGCGTCACGGCCGCCAGCAGCATCTTCCGCGTCACTTGGCGCGTATACGGCGCGTCGGCGGCGCCGAGGTACGTAATAAACAAGCGCTCGGCACGCGCGGTGCCGTCCCACTCCGTCGCCTCCAAAAACGTCTTGATCGGATGAAACGTATTGCGGTGGACGACTTCCGTGAAGGCATTCTGCACCATCGCCGCCCCCTTGATGCCATACGTCTTCGAGAGCCAGTGCTGCAGGCGCTTGTCGTCCGCGCCAAGCCAAGGCTCATACGAACGGGTCCGGCGATCCCGCGCGCGCCACGGTAGATTGCGCAGTACGACCTCAGCGTTGCCGAACGCGTCGTAACCGAGAACGCCATGCCACGGGCCGTGCGATAGCAATAGCTCGACATTGCCGGCGGTGCCAAGAGGTACACCCGTCTTGTGGTGTACCTCCAGCTGATCCTTCCAACTATCCTCCGGCTCGGCCGTGGCGGCGTCCGGCGTATCGTCGTACTCCTCGTCGCCGAAGTCGTCAGCAAACGCCGCCTCGAGCTCCCCCATTTTCATCCGCTTGACCTCCGGCAGACTCGCCACCCAGTGCTCCATCGCCATGTGACTTGGCTTCTTGGCATCCGGCGTATGATCCTTCACGCGCTCGTCGAGATGGCCGAACTTGTGTACGCGGACCAGGTCGAACAGGTTGTATGTCCGGCCGTCGGCGATCGGGTCGGAGTCCTGGTGCGAGTAGACCAGCTCCTGGCCGGGGTAGAGCTCCTGGCCGTTCGCGGAGCTGCCGCGGACGTACGTATATCGGTTCGGCATCGTGCCGACTGAGTAGACGTCGTCCAAGAACTCAGCGATGCCGTCCTCGGCCGGGTAAGCCCGGCAGAACAAGCCGATCGTGCCATACTTCTCCCGCGGATCCTGCGCGCGCTTCCCGGCGAGCACCGGCGCCTTGTCATCGGCGTGCCGCGGCCATGACATGACGTCCTGCCAGTTCGCATACTGGTCAAGCAGGCTGTCGACCGGCAGCGCGGCGCCATCGGCGATCTCGAGGACAGGGTCGGCATCACTGCTACAACTCGGCCAGTACATGAGGCGGTGGATGTGGAATGTAGTCTTGTCGAAATAGCTCATGCCGATCTGCTCCGCCAGCTTGCGCGCGGCGGCCGCATACTCGTCGGGACTCATCGGGCGGTCCGTCGGCACGATGACGCGGTATTTCGGCTTCTCCGGGCGATGGCTGTGCGTGCTGTAGACCGCGTAGGCATAGCCGCCAAGGACAAGCTCGACGGCGAACAAGAAGCCGTCGTCGGCGAAGTCCGCGTCGAGCGTGATCGCGCTGCGCGAGCTGACCGCCTCCTTCTTCCGGCGTCCGCCATCGAGCATCCCGGCGACGAAGCCGGGGCCGTCCTTGGCGTTGCCACGGGCGTTGCGGTCCATTTTGTCGTACTCCGCCATGCTCTCCGCTGTCCGGCGGACCTGTCGCAGCCGGTCGCAGAGCTCCGGCCAGGTCATGTACTGCGCCTTCCAGTTGAGATCCGCCCGGTGCTTGCCGATCGATATATCCAGTTCGAGATCGTTCATGTCTTGTCACCTCTGCTCTGCTTCTCTCGCTTTCTTGATCAATCGGTCGATATACCAGCGGGCCTTACGCAAGTCCTCGACACCATTCTTGCGCTTCCAGCGCCACAGGTATTTAATCGCCGCCCCGGTGTCATACGCTTCCTCGCCCGTCAGGCCAGTCGTCGCTGCGGCGATCGCGTCGATGCACTCAATGCCGCCGGCCGTGTAATGCGCTGGGTGATTTACTGGATCGTTCATGATGCTAACCTCCATAGATGTAAGATTAATAGGATCATAAAGAACCAAAAGCCGGCACAGTACACGAGAGCGACCAGCAAAATCCAGTTCACACGTCTCACAAATGCTTTGCCTCCTTGCGGCGTAAACCGCCAAAGTCTCCGCGGGCGCACCGTTCAAACTTGGGCAGCGTCAACGCGTCCGCTTTGCTCCAGCCATTGCGAAGGCGCTCTCGCAGGCTGTGTGCCGTCAGACCCAACGCCTCCGCACGCTCGATGTCCGCAAGCGATACCTTGCGCTGACGTTCCGCCCGGAGCTTAATCGCTTCTTCATGAGTAAGCGTGGCCGCGTCCTCTTCGGTGTACCCGGCCGCGATCCGGCGGGCGTACTTGCGGCGGCTGATGCCGTTGGCCGCCGCGACGACCAGCCAGTGTTCGGGTAACTCGAGACTGCGCTTCATAGGCAGCTCGCTGATCGCCCGATCGACACTCCATCCGTACTGGTGCACACGTTGATATACATTCTTGCTGGAGATGCCGATCGCTGCCGCTTGCTCGTAATGCTCAGGAGAAATATAGATGCTCATGGATGACTGACTCTCCTTTACGTAGCGTTTTATTCGGACATGTTCTTAAATTAAAGTGTTTGACAAAGTAAAACAATTGTTGTATTATTGATTTATAAAGTTAAACAAAGGAGATGGTTGTAAGTGGAAAAAGAACTGAAAGCACATATCCTTCGAATGACAGAGAATGCAAATTGGGCCGTACGCGCATTGCCTAATATGCTTGAAAAGGGAATACGTGTACTAAATAGTGAGGAGGCTCAGTCCGCTATTAAAGAAAAAGGCAGAGATTCCGTTATCCACCACGTCGCTTTCAAACTTGTTGACGAATATTACTGATCTAACCAACAAGCCGGGGAAACCGGATGAGGTCGAAAGGACGTAACATAAAATGAGCGAAGCGGAAGATTACATTAACTCTTTGAACCAAGAGTACGGCCTTTCCTTGACTGGTTTGAGCCCTCTCTACGAGTCAATGAAACTCCCCAAAACAGCTATCCGGAATGTCGTCAAGGACTTTGGTAATGGACTCGGTCGCGTCGTATACGTCGATCCACAAAACCGACTAATCGCCAACAGGATGGAGCCTTTGGTCGTCGGCCTGGCGGAAACTGCTGCAATGCTTGGATGGTCGAAGCAACAAGTCTCTGAATACATCAAACGCGATAAGTTTCCAGAGCCTGCCCTGAGACTTGCCAGCGGCCCACTTTGGACCATTGAGCAAATTGAAAAATACCGAGACGCTCGTAGCTGAGCGTCTTTCTTATGATCTTCCGTATTCAGACCCAGCCCATGAATACTTCTTCTGTCTTTCTACATTTGCGGCAGGTTTTATTTCTTTCTTCGAGATTGTGTTCCCATTCATGACGGCAAAATAATCGCTTAATCCAATTCACGATCAAAGCCACCTCATGTCCTTCCGTATTCACCATTTTGCTTTGACTTCACGATGCAAAACCAATACGCCGTCTGCTCGCTGACTTACTTCAAGATAAACCTTGTCTCTGTCCCCAATAGCTTTTACAAGCGGCCCCTCGTACGGAAGCTGCTGGTATAATGTCTTATCGCGGTTACTGATAAGCAAAGACGAATTTTCAGGAAACAGTGCCCGTTGCAGCTTGACTATGAATTTTTCCACTCATGTTCCTCCGTGTTCATCCAATGTTCATGTCCTTGGCGTTTTTTGATAGGGCCACATATTTTTCCCGCCATTCTTCACTTTCCAAATACATACAATTGGCCGCATTGTTTCGCTTCCATCCAAATTCACCCTCCCATGTATTTGATTATTCATTTTGTTACAAACTTTCGCCTCAGTACTTCACCAGCTCGCTGTTTGATAACCTTGTCGCCCTTATCGATTGCTAAACCATAGATGCAAAACAATTGCTGCTGGACTCCGGATCTATCTTTCTCGGATCGACAGACAGGAGAATCAAGTGTTTCCTCAAGCTCACGGATGCGTTTCTTAATCAGAGATTCCCAGCTTGGCATGTACAGCCTCCTATTCAATATGTTGTATGATAGCGAAGCTCCCGGAGCCGGGCATTGCCATACACACTGGCTTGCTCCTGAGTCCATACCGGCTCCGTCGCTGCTCGCTCAGGCGTCCAGCCACAATCGCGGATGCGGCCATAGAACGTGCTCCGCTTGATGCCATTGGCGTCAGCAAGCGCCCTGATCTTAGCCGGGATTTTGCGCCGGGTACTCGCTGCCCTCGTCATTGCCTCCTGGCGAGTGAGAGGCGGCGTTGTAGCCGCCCTCTCCAGCTCCCAGCCGCGCCCAAACCGGTAGTAAAATGTGTCGCTCGATACTCCGTTTTGCTTTGCCAGCTCGCGCCACTCCGGATAGGAGCGTTGCACTTTCGGCGGCTCGCTGATCGCCCGATCGACGTCCCAGCCAAGCCCGCGCACTCGACTCTCCAGCGTTCGCGCGCAGATCCCGCACTCGGCTGCCGTGGCGTAATCCTCCGGCGTGATGTAATAGTGACGGGTCATAATGTCATCAGTCCTTACAGTAAAATGAGGTCTCAAACCCGGCGGCCTTCAGCGGCAGTCCGGGCGCCCAGTCGATTGGTTGCCCCATGATCGTCGTCATCTCATCCACGTCGCCGAAGCCTACTGGGCAATCGCCGACGATTTCGTCATGCACATGGAGTGGCATCGGGTAGCCGGCGTCGTCCAGCCGAAGCATGTTCTCGGCGAGGCAGTCACGGGCGATCGCCTGCACCAGGTTCTCCACGAGAGTCCCGCCCCATGTCCGCTGTCGGCTCCATTGACCTCGATCATCCTGCGCGAAGAACGTCAGGCCGTCCTTGCCGAATTTCTTATCGTGTTGAATCTCGACCTGCGGGTAGGCGAGGCTGTGACCGCTCGGCAAGTCGGCGAACAGGAAGCCGGCAGCATACCGGTACTGGACACCGTGTGCCAGCTTAACCGTCCGCTTCTCCCGAACTGCTTGCATCGCGGCTTCCTCGGCACGGTACCATAGCTTGCGGATCTTCGGGTTTGCCTCTCGCCATTGCCGCACAAGGCCGTCATAATCGTCCGGCGGGATCTCCTTCTTCTTATCCATCTTCTCCAGCGCGGCCCGGCCGCCGCCGAAGCCACAGGCGAGCGTTGCCACCTTGCCCGGCGCCCGGTAGCTGTAATTGGCGTGTCCCTTGACGATCGTCTCAAACGGGACGCCGAACATGCGCGCCGCGGTCGCCTCATAGATTTTGCCGTGACCGAGGAAAACGTCGATCACCCATTGCTCATCGGCCAGCCATGCGATGACGCGCGCCTCAATAGCGCTGAAGTCCGAGACGAGGAAGCGGCAGCCGTCCGATGGAATAAGCGCGGTGCGCACGAGCTGGGAAAGGATGAACGGCGGCGCTCCGTACAGCAGCTCCAGCATCTCATGATCGCCACTCCGCAGTGTCTCCCGCGCGAGTGCCAGGTCGCCGTGGTCTTCCAGCTCGTTCTTAGGCAAGTTGTGCATCTGCACGTTCCGGCCAGCCCACCGCCACGTCCGGTTCGCGCCGCAGAATTGCAGGATGCCGCGAACCCGATCGTCCGCGCAGATCGTGCGCGCCATGGCGTCGTATTTGCTGTTGCTGGTCTTACCCATCTCCTGCCGGAGCATTAGCATGCGACGGGTGTCTTCGTCCGGCGCCGCGTCGAGCAGTACAGGCATGAAGTCCTTGCCGAGGCCGTCCGGCGTCTCCAGCCCGCGGTCAGCGAGCCATGCCTTCAGCTGTGTTAGACTGTTCGGGTTATCCAGCCCGGTCAGCTCCTTCGCCGCTTGCGTGAGGCGCTCCGTGTAGTTCTCCGCGCAGATAATCGCTTGTCGGACGAGCTCCGGGTCGAGCCGGACACCTTGATCGTTGATGCGCTGATCGAGCGCCCAGAGCCGCCACTCCCTTTCCGGCACCGGGAAGCGCTCCAGCTTCCGAGCGACCTCCCGTTCAACGACAACGTCTTGCCGGCAGTACTCCACGAACTGCGCCCACTTCTCTGGCTCATGGTGCGGCAGATTGCGGGTGCGCTGCCCGTTGACCTTCGTCGGCTTGCACGGAACGGAAAAATACTTGATCAGCGCTTTGCCCTTGGCGTCCTTCTCCGCTGACAGCTTCAGCACTTCAGCGACGCCGCCGAGATTCCCCGGCAGGCCGAGCGTCAGCGCGTGGACGGCGGAGCAGCGCCATTGGGCTGGGTCGCAGTCAATGCCGAAATGCCTCCGGATACACGTCCTCTCGAATGCGGCATTAAAAGCTGACTTGATGATGTTCGGGTCGACCATGTCCCGCATAACCTGAGTAGGAACGTCCTCGAAGGCTGTCAGATCGACCACCTGCACTGGCTCGTCGTCGTAGGTGTACGCGAACAGCAGAATCTCAAAGTCCGGCGCCTCGACGTACCGATGAACACCGCATTTGATCAAGTCGACAGAGCTGTATGTCTCGATGTCGATGCGGAGAACGGTCATGAAGATACCCGATATGGAAGAATCAGGACGTCGATTCCTGTATCGCTTGAAAGAACGATCGGGTCGTTCGGCCCACGAAGTCTCAGCGTAACGGCTGTATTAGCGGCTTCAAATACAGCAAGCGCGGTCGAAAAGTATTCAGCATTGAACGTTCTAAGCGATTTACTCTTCACTGGAGCGTCGCCTATCTTAGCGGACAGAGTAAGGTCTGGATATTGACTATCAACGCTAAGATAAATGATTCCGTCGTCGATCTCCAATCTGGCTGTTGGCACTTTTTTGCTTAGCCTCACAGCGACCGCGGCAGTGCATTGCGCGGCGAGCAGCGCTTCCGGAACCTCTGCCTGCGAGATCTCGAACTCCTCAAGAAAGTCTGTAGGAAAAATCCGGCTAAGGTCCGGATATACACCTTCGATCGGTTGCCCTGTCTTAGCGTTAAGTGTTACTGGCTGCTGAAAGTTGTGCATGCCTGATACCCGGAGCGCGAAATGAGCATTTGTCACAAAAGCTATCCCGTTCGTCCCGTAGTGAATCCCCTGTAATATGGGACGAGATTCTCCGGTATAAGCAAACAGCTTTCCAAATTTACTAAGAATATCAACTTTAGAAAGTGTTTTGCTCATAGCACCTTGCCTCCATGCCGATGCGGCCGCGTCGCGTTGTAGGCCATCTTCTCGCGGATCGCCGTCTCCAGATCGATGCCGTACAGCCCGCAGGCGTCGAACACGCGAATCACGACGTCGGCCAGCTCGGAAGGGATGCCGCAGGGCTTCCATGTCTCGTCCGGCTGCTCATAGGTCCGAATCTCTTCACCGTTGATTTTCTTGGTGTACCAAACCTCGGTGTATTCGTGACCGTTCCGGTGATCTTCCAACGCCTCGGATGCCTCCGAGTGAATAAGAGAGATAATGTCGCCGAAGCTTCGCGGCTCATCGTGCCATCCTTTGCTTACGGCGTTGCGGTGTGCGGCCTCGACCAACGTGCTGATCATAAATGGTTGAACTGGGCTTTCACTCATTGTCAAACCCTCCTGTATAGGAAAGGGGATCAGTTACCCAATCCCCTATGCATAGTTAATAGAAGCTTAATTCATCCAGTCGTCTTCGCCGTCGACATCGAATTCTTCTTCGGCGAAGTCTTCGTTTACACTGCTGCGTCCTGCCAGAGACTCCCCATCTTGGACTTTGACGATGTTGTTAAGGCCGACCCCGATCCCCTTGCTCTTGTTGTCGTAGCTGTAGAAATTAAGGGAGACGCGAGCGTAGCAGCCCGAGTAGACCTCCGTCGTGTCCGTAATCTCAACAAACTTGGTGTTGCCCACAGCGTCTTTACCGACGGGCTTCGCGATACCAGGCTTCGTGTTGGCATACGCGTTTACATAGAAATGATCGGCGTAATTTGGATCGTCAGGCTTCTCCTCGTCGCCGTCGTGCAGGGGCAACTTGAAATTTGCAGGCAGCTTGCCTTTGTATTTCGTCATTGCCTCAGCCTTCAGTGCGTCGACGACCGCTTTGATCTTGCGGAGCGTCTCCTTATCCGTCTTCGGGATGAGCAGCGCGCAGCTGTACTTGAGCTGCCCCTGGTCATTTTCCTTTGGCTCCCAGATATTTGCGTAGGACAGACGCACCTTGCCCGTTACTACTTTCGTCGATTGATCGTTTGCCATGTTGTCAGCTCTCCCTTGTAGTGAATCAGATTAAAAATCAACCGCGCTTACTTACTGGTCTGCAAATCGATGTCTGGAACGATGGTCTCAGGACGGAACACGATACGGTAGTGAAACGGATCCACGTTAACTGCGTCAGTCTGTTCCACCAGGTAGCTCACGTTGTCACTTAATCCCAAGAAGTGCTTCTTGTAAGATTTCGGGCCAACTTTGCATGTGACGCTTAGCTCCCGAGGATCGTCATCATTCCCGAGCGAGCATAATCCCTCGATCGTCAAAAGGTACTTGTCAGTGATGCCGTTGAAGAAGACAATCCTGCGTTGCACTTCGAACGAATCGGCTGACTTGGAGATGTTTTTGGAGACGGTATCGGCCTCAGAACATGCAGACAACAGGAGTACGCTCATTAAAAGGACAAAAACTAGTTTCATTTTTCGAAATCCTCCCCAGCGAAATCATTTTCGACGCTGTTCACCGGCGCCCGCGGGTCGGTCTCCGGCACGAGGACCGGCTTGCCTGGTGGCTTAATCACAATGCCCTCTAGCAGCTCTGCGAATTGCTTCTTGCCTACGAGCTTCTCTAGCTCGCCGATCCCGCGCAGCACCGGGTCTTTCAGCAGCTTCGTCTCGTCGTAGCCGGCTGCTGTGAGCTTGGCCTTCGCCGCCTCGATGTCGGCGATCTTCCGATCACTCCGACCCTCGACCAGCTTCCACCGCGGTACGGCCGTGCCGCTCTTGGCCTGCTCATAGGCGTATTCCTGCACGTCCTTGGCCCACGTCTGCATCTGCTCAACGATATACAGGGTGTTGCCGATCTCCTCCAGTGTCATGAGACGCGGATCTTGAAACTCGTGAGCAAGGACCGACATAGCGGCGTCGGCGCGGGCGCGGCAGGTCGCCTTGACCTTGCACCAGCGGCAGTGATCGCCCGACGCCAGATCGCCTTCGCCGGCATCGGCCAGCGCGGCCGCCGGCCGGACGATGCTCTCAGCCCACGCCAGCAGATCATCAACCAGGATCGTGTCCGTGCTGACGCTGTCAAGTCGCGGCTGCACGATCGTCATGCGGATCTCCCGTATGTCGTACAGATAGTTGTAAGCGGACAAGGCTCCCAGCGCGTACAGCTTCATCTGCGAGTTACCAACCGCGCTGACTGGCACTCCCTTGCCGTATTTAAGATCGATGATCTCCATGACCTGATCGGCGATGATGACGACGTCGCCAGTGCCGTAGCCGTCAGGCACCCACTCGCTAAAATCCAATCGCTCCTCCAGCAACAGCACCGCGTCCGGCGAGCGGGCGAGCGCGGCCATAAAGCGCTCACTTACCGTCTCGACATAGGACTCGACGGCGTCTTCCATCTCGGATGAATAGTACTGGTTGCCGGCTACGAAATACTGCATCGCTGTCTGGAGCTTCGCGCGCTGTTTCGAATCGCACGGCAGCAGCTGTCGCCGCAGCTTCCACTCGCTATACTCGTGAGCCGCCGTACCCTCGTCTGCGTAATCGCTGCGCTTGTCAGGTATGCTCTCCTGCAGCCGGGCGCTCGGCGGGCAGTTGATCCACTGCGCCGCCTTGGACGCGCCGAGCAGGGCGTGTGCTCTCTGCGCATGCGCCTGACTCACTTCAAGCCCTCCAAATCTCTCAGGAACGCTCTCCGGTCCGATGCCGGAATGGCTGTCACATTCGGAACGCCATATTTATTCAGCAGCCCCTTGACCTGCGCAGCGCCGACACGCTTGCCGGCTTCACTCGCTGCCGCGCGCAGATCGACATCGGTCGGGACGTCCTCGTTGTCACCTGCGTCCTGCTGGTCGAGATGCTCTTCGACATCGTCTGCCTGGTCGTCTTCCTCGGCAGGCGGTTCTGGCTGCTTTGGAGTTTCCGTTTTCGTCTGACGCTGCCGTTTCGGCTTCTCGGGCTCCGCCGCTGGCGCAGGGATTGTGATCGGCTCCACACGGCCAGTTGTCAGCCCTGCCGCTAAAGCGGCGATTTTAAGCAGTGCTTCTTCGGCGGTTTCGCTGTTAATGATGATTTGTACGGACATGATGATCTTGCCTCCTGGTGTATGTTAGTCGTAGCAAAGGCTACGGTGTTGCTGCACCTGCTCTTGCATTAAGCTGATCTCCTCGCGCAACCGATCATTTTCGACTTCCAGCTCCAGCGCGCGGCGGATCGCGTACGGCCAGCCCTCGCGTGCGGCAGTAATGAATCGAGCGTCCGCCGGCTCAAATCTTCCTTCGGACCATGCCACACTGATAAACTGCATGTTGCATTCACCGCACCGGCACGGAATCGAGCTCCATTGAGACGGTGTCGCTGCCTCACAAAGCGCAAGGTCCTCCTCAAGATCGCGTGCTTGGTCTTTAAGCATCGACATCCACCCCCGCCGTCTCGTCGATGCAGTGATGGCATGCCTTAACTTCCGGCGCGCCGGGGAAAGGTTGCAGAAACTTGTCATGCATCCGGCCGCCGCACACCTGGCACTCTGCATCGAGCAGAATGACCTTGGCTACCATCGCGCGGAGCTGCCGTTCGAGCGGCCGCGCCGACCGCTTGGCGGCGATCATAGCTGCACCTCGACAAACTCGCCGTCTCGCAATGCATACCAGGTATCGGCCTTGATGGTCTCGCCATCGATCAGCGCGGACTTAACGCAAACGGGCTTATAGGTAGCGCCGGCCCGCGCCCATTCCGCAAGAGTGATCCAGCTGCCGACTTTACCGCGAATGAGGTTGTTGCCCCGGCCGATCGCCGCGCCGACAGATTGCGTACCTTGCAGAGCGAGCCGGGCATGGTTGCCGCTGCTGGCGAGCTGGGTATGGTTGCCGCTGCTGGCGAGCCGGGCACCGTCGCCGCTGCTGGCGAGCCGGGCACCGTCGCCGCTGCTGGCGAGCTGGGAACCGTCGCCGCTGCTGGCGAGCCGGGCACCGTCGCCGCTGCTGGCGAGCCGGGCACCGTCGCCGCTGCTGGCGAGCCGGGCACCGTCGCCGCTGCTGGCGAGCCGGGCATGGTTGCCGCTGCTGGCGAGCTGGGTATGGTTGCCGCTGCTGGCGAGCTGGGCATGGTTGCCGCTGCTGGCGAGCCGGGCACCGTCGCCGCTGCTGGCGAGCTGGGTATGGTTGCCCTCGGAATCGCCGGATTCATTGGTGATGGCTCGCGGATCGGTCCAGCACTTTTCCCACAGGAAGTCGAACGAAGCTTTTACAAAACCGGCCAGGCCGAGCTTTGCACCGATGCGGATTTTATTGGTAGAAATCTTGTTTTCTTCCGTATCGACATCGCCAAGCGCTTCAACTTCGGCGAACTCCGTGACAATGCCGGCATCGTCGATCAGTGGGTAATAATCCAACGTGTCGAGAGGGTTTTCGCAGAAATGGAAACCTCTTCGGCAAGCCCTCGGAAGGTCTGTCACCTCGAATACTTCATTCTCCTTGAACTGAAATCCGCGGCACTGGAACCCCGCGCCAAATGCTTTTACGCCTTTAACCATTGATAATTGCCTCCTTGTAAGGTAAAATAGCGGTAATATGTTTTGATTATCGTGCGATCATTGCGGCTCCTACCCCGCGATGATCGTTTTTCATTTCCTGCACCTTGTACAGTACTTGCATATCCCCTACAGTCAGCAGGCCCATCGTGCTCCGATCTGCATCACCGTCACACACGATGTTGACCCATGGTATTTCATCCTGAGGCCGTTGAGCTTCGTTCACCTTTCTTCTCACCTCCTCTCGTGCTTCTTCCCGGAAATCCTGTTTAACTGTAAAATGATAGATGCGTAATCAGATTCTTGCAGAAAGGAGGCGAGTCAATATGCCCACTCCTATTCCCTGGACGTTTAAAACCTGGATTGCCTGCTTTAAGGGCGTTGATCTCCCAATTGGCGACCTAGCAGACGACATACTTCGCGATTCGAGCTTTCCAGATGAAGACGATTTCGGCTTAATACTCGAACACCTGAGTACCAAGTCAAAGGGGAATTCTAACGTTTTGGAGACGTTCGCGCTTGTTTGGAGCTTCTATCAAGTCTCCAAGTAATTTACAACCAGAACCGTTTCGGCGCTGATCTGATCGCGGTCGGCGCCGTACTTCTTCCGCAACTCATACTGCTGATACGCTCCGACTGAAATCCGATCAACCCCATCTCGGCTTGCCAGCTCTGCAACTAGATCGGCAATGCTGACTTTAGAAAGGTCCATCTCTCCTCACACCTCCTCTCGTTACTACAATCAATCATAGATGCCGTGCTCCCGACGCATCGTCAGCACTTCGTCTTCTGTGACGTGGCCGGCTTTGATCATCATGCCGATGTGAGTCACGCCAAGAGCGGCGGATAGTTTGCGGAGGATTTCAGGTGACGGTAGTACGCCTTTATATCCTGTTTCCAACTGCGACATGTAGGGGGTAGATATGCCGCACAGATCCTTTACATCCATCATTGTCAGCCCTTTACGCTTCCGCAGCTGCTTCAAGTAGGCTCCGAATTCCGTCCCATTCACAGCGTTGCCTCCAATTTGTCGATCCGCTCGCACAGCTCGTATTGCCATTCCACATCCCCGGCCTCGCAGGCGATCCACGCCAATTGCTTAAGCTGATCGAGCTCGCGGACGAGTTTGGCGTTGATGTGCAGGCAATGACTGATCTCGGCCTGCTCTGCACCTGACAGGTAGATGAGCCCGCCCAGCCTGGTAGACTTTTCAAGCAGCTCCGCCAGGCGGCGGTGCACGGGATGGATGCCGATCATAACAGCAGCCCTCCCGACGCAATCCAAAAGATGATACCCAAGCCGATTAGCGCGATTACGAGCGCCAGGCTGTCTGGATAGTCAGACGATTCAAAAGTGACGCGGTCGCCAGGGTCAATATCCTTGCCGTTGATCTTAATGCGCACGATGCAATTCCCTCCTTACGCGGTTGCTTTGAGCGACAGTTACGAAGTCCGCTTATCCCCGAGCCCTCTTGCGGCTCCACTTCTGACCAAGCCGAGGAGTGTACCCGAGAGCAATGCGCTCGTTCGCATACTCTACGAGCAGGTCTTTGGCCGTTTCGTTGTATACGACCCAGGTCAGCCCGGTGCTGTTCTCTCCAGAGCGGTTGGATTCAAGGCGGCAAAACTGCTCAGTTCGAAGCCCGTGTTCACTGGAAAGCTTTGATATCAGATGAACCGTTACTTTAGCAATCGCGGCGACTTCCTTTGTCGTATACCAGTTACCAGCAGGGCGAGGTAATCTAGCGGGCTGTGGAGCCGTTTCGACTCTCGGTTGCCCCGTAATCATCTCCGCAATCTGCTTCCGAATCGCACGATCCGTTTCAGGGGTAAAGAGATCTCCCTGCTCTGCCATCCGAACCATTTGGAGCAGCTTCGTAATCTTGTCGTGCTCCATGTTGGCTAGAGGCACTTTAGGCATCGGCACGGAAAGTTGATCGCGCATCCGGTTGAACTCTCCGATATACATCTCCTTGAAGCGTGCCGCCTCTTTGCCGGTGAAACCCATGACCAGGAACGAGAATCCATCTTGTGTGATGAGGTATTTCGAGTAGGTCTGACCGTTCTGCGGGTGAGTGTAGGGGGTCTCCGCAAAATTGCGGAGGCGGAAATCATCACTACACTCCAAGTTTCGAATTGCTTTTAACACATCATCGTGCCGCTTGCTGAACGTCTCGGCCACCGCCAGGCTATCCGTGACAGGCTTACCATTGTCGATAAATACGAGTTGAGTCATATTAGTTCGTTGCCTCCTTGTTCATGTAGCCACATCAGCAGGAACTCCCTAGTGGCCTTAGTCGGGAAGTACCACTTCCCGCCAAGCTTGAATTTTGGAAAACGCGAGTCGTAAAAAAATTGACTCTGGATCGTCTCCCAACTCATACAAGTGCGCCGTTTGAGCTCTCCTGTGTCCCAAAATACTTTCTCGGCGTCGACCTCTTTGATTAGCTCAGCGATGTGTTTATGGATGATTGCTTTTGCTTCTGCCGCATCTACACTCACAGAGATCATTTTGCTCCTCCTTTCATTCTACTTTCGCGATAATTGTCTACTTAAAGTAGACTATGCGATAAAAAAAATTTCATCTACACTGCGATCAACAAGTTTTGAGAACTGCTTTGCCTTCCCGACAGGCATTTCGTCAGGATTGCTTTCCCATTTACTAAAAGTTTGGCGGTGCACCCCAAGTTCGGCGGCGACTCTTTTCTGCGTCCAGCCTTTTAGCTGTCTTGCTTGTTTAACGGTCAGTGTCATCGCTGCAACACCTCCTCTCTGCTGCCGTTGAATCCAATAATAATCTACCTAAAGTAGAATGTCAACGACCTAAATCACAATTAATCTATCTTTGAGTTGATTTTTATCGACATACTATGTATACTCTGGACATAAACCAATTTGGAGTGATGATTGTGAGTATCGCGGATAACATCAAAAAGTTAAGGGAGCGATATGATCTAACCCAACAGCAGCTCGCCGAGATTGCTGGTGTAACGAATAAAGCGGTCTCCGCATGGGAGACAGGCCTAAAGGAGCCGAGAATGGGCGCAATCGAGAAGATCGCGAACCGTTTCGGAATAAAAAAGAGTAACATTATAGAAGAAAACGGCTTGGACCTGATCACTGACGACAAGCCAGAAACGCTGGCAGCTCATTTTGATGGCGAAGATTATACCAAAGAAGAAATGGACGAGATCTTGGAATACGCAAAATATATCAAATCCAAGCGGAAGGACTGAATGCTTATGCATCTTCTCCCGCTTTACGCCGAGGCCGAGCGCGAAGGGATTAAAGTGGTCGATTACCGGTTTAAATCCAAACGGATTAAGGGATTGTACTCAGACAATGTCATAACCATCAATGCGGCAGCGGTCTGCAGCAAAGAAGAGCGCATTTGTGTCCTCGCTGAGGAACTAGGGCACCACCACACTTCTTTCGGCAATATCCTCGACCAGGCAGACGTTCGAAACCGTAAGCAAGAGCGCCGCGCCCGAGGCTGGGCGTACCAGCGCCTCGTTCCGCTCTCTACAATTGCACAAGCCCACCATAAAGGTGTACGGAGCCGACATGAGCTCGCAGCATTTTTAGGTGTCACCGAGGATTTTTTGCAACAGGCCATCAGCTACTACATAGATAAGTACGGCCTGTCCGCACAGGTCGGTCATCGAACCGTAGTTTTTGAGCCATTGGGAGTGCTAGACCTGTTTGACTATACATGCTTTGTTTGCTGACTCGCGCTTTCCTGCCGTGAGGCGGTTTACTATAGATACAAAACGAACATATGTTCTGAAAGGTGGAAAAGAAATGGCAAGTTACAAGAAACACTCGACCGGATGGGAGTACCGTTTAAAGTACACAGACCCTTTTACAAAAAAAGTCCGCGAGAAATCGGAACGAGGTTTTAGGGTAAAACCTGAGGCCGAACTGGCGGCTGCGGAGTTTTTACGGAAGCTTAAGGAGGGTTCGGAGCAATCTGATCTGCCGCTATCCGATTATCTGGATCACTGGATTGAGAATTACCAAAAGGGTGTAAAAAGAAAAAATACGGCGGCACTGCACGAATTAAACGTTAAAAATCACATTAAGCCGTATTTTAAAAAACTAATGCTTCGAGAATTGAAACCGGACATGTACCAGAAATTCCTCGATCACTGCCTGAGCAAAGGATTGAGTCGTCGGACTGTCGAGATCATCCATACTACAGTCAATTCCGCGATGAGTCGGGCGCTAATTCAGGGTAAGATCGATCGTAATCCTTGCGTAGGCGCTATTAACAAAGGCATCAAGCGAAAACGAGAAGTGCAGTTTATCGAGTCATCGGATGTCCCTCATTTTCTGCAAGCAGCTCACAATTACGGTTATATCTACTGGATATTTTTCCGGCTGCTCATTGGAACAGGTCTGCGAAAAGGCGAAGCCGGGGCACTTCAATGGAGCGATATCGATTTTAAAAACCTGTCGATTCGCATAAATAAGACATTAGACTTCAAAGCAAAGATTAATGAAGCGATGTTTGGGGATACAAAGACGATGCATTCCGAGCGGATCGTAAAAATCAGCGAGGGGCTCGCGAGCGACTTGCGGTTCCATCTTGCTTGGCAAAACCAAAACAAACTCAACTCGGGTGATTTGTACTACCATAAGCTTAATCTGGTCCTGTGCCGACCAGACGGCTCGCCGATGCGAAACTCCAGCCTATTTAACGCATTTGAACGGATACTTATTCGGGCAAAGCTTCCAGCTCTACCGATCCATGCGCTGCGCCATACACGCGCGGTCCTCATGCTCGAGGCCGGAGCCGATATGAAGTATGTCCAGGAGCAGCTCGGACACGGGAGCATTCAGATCACATCCGACGTCTACTCACACATCTCCAAAAAACTCGAGGCGAAAAACACCGATAAAATTGATGCCTACGTAGATGGTCTGACTCAAAAGACGGGGGGCATTTCGGGGGCAGATTGA